CTCACTAAGCCTCGCCGCGCCTCAGCCCTCATTCCCAATCCTCCCGGCGAAACGCTACGCCGATTGATTGCAAATAGAGTTTAATCGCACCCGGTGGCGGATCAGGATTGCCGACTTCCCATCGTCGCCAAGTTCGTTCGGATACTTCTGCAATCCGCGCGGCTTCCGCCACGGAATGCCCAGCTTGATTACGCATTTGGCGCAATTGTTCGCCGATGGTCATGCCACCTCCCTAATTTGGTCGATCTGACGCCGCAACGCTTCGATCTCATTGGTAAGCCCGACAGCATAGGCAACATCGTAAGCGCGGGCCAGTGCAGCAGCCGCGCGTTCAAGCTCTTTAACAAGAGCCGCCCTGGCGCGTTGTTCGTCGGTGCGCAAGGCAGCCGTGGAGACATAGCCTGCGTCTGCATATTCCTTGTCGGGATCGCGAACGTACGCCACAGATCGCACTTGAGTGTTGCGTTCAGTTATGACTAGGCGAACGGTACGAATAAGCCGGCGTGCCTGTTCAACGCGATATTTTTCCGCCGCTCGCGTATCATCCCAATCGAATTGGGAATGTAGGGGACTTGATGGATCGCGCGCATCGTCCAGGACGGCATGCGGTGTAAGTTCCCCGCGCTCGTTTTCGAGAGAGCGGATACGTTGGATGACTGTAGTATCGTGCATTACATTCTCCTGTGTGTGTTGCCAGCCTTGCCTTGCCTGCCGTGCCCGGCCACGCCCCGCCTAGCCTTGCCTCGCCTCGCCATGCCAGCCTTGCCTAGCCCTGTCGCGCCACGCCGGGCATGGGCCAAGCCATGCCTTACCTAGCCTGCCGTTCCTCGCCTCGCCCGGCCACGCCCAACCCGGCCCAGACAAGCCTTGCCTTGCCTGCCTTGCCCAGCCCTGCCCTACCGCGCCTCTCCCGGCCGTGCCCTGCCCCGCCTCACCTGCCTAACCGTGCCTCGCCCAGTCCGGCCCTGCCGAGCCTAGCCCGCCACGCACGAAAAGCCCCGGCTCACACGGAACCGAGGCCACAACGAAATTACGACGCGATTTCAATGCCGCGTCGTTCTGCTTCACTGTAGAACCAAGCCAGCAGTTCTTCAGTTTCATCATCGTATGCAATCGGATGGTCCATTCCACGTTGCTGCGCGTCTCGCCCGCCGTGTTCGAGGATATCGACGAAACGATCATCGTCGGGGCCAACCAACTCGAACTGACCGAATGTGCCCGATCCTTTCTCCGGCCGCCAATCGCCGACGCCCTGTGTAAGACCGGCAGCGGCCAGCAAGTTGCCGACCGTACGCGCATTCAGGTGCGGGGTGACGAAAGTAACCTGCACACGGCATGCCCAGGCTGGGATGATGCAGCGGCTCCGCACGTCTGGCGTTCGGCTAATGTCGGCCGACCGCGTGATGCTCATGAAGATACGCGGATCGCCATAAATCGGGACGCGCTCGCCTTCGACCCACATTAAGCGACCAAGTTGGGATTTGGTTGCACCCGGAACATCGAGGCCAGCACCCCGGATAGCTGCCTTAAAGGCGGTTGCCAAATGAGCGATCAGCGTCGGCGCGTTTTCATCCGGCAAGACATAGGGCGAAGCACGGAACTCCTGAAACGGATTATGTTTCAGACTGGTTGCCTTCTGCGCCATTGTTTTTTTGCCGGCCGGGAACAGAAGATCGTTTTTCGCCTTTTCGCTCATCCGGTTAAGAATGATGGGCGTCTTGCCAAGAACACAAAATTCCACCGAATTGGTGGACATTTCTTGCACTTCGATTGCCGCTTGTTTGGAACTGGTAGCCATTTTTACCTCCACGGGCCTGAGCCCGAAGCTAGATGCCAAGACCCAATGTCTCGGCCACAGGATCGATACTACTTCCGAGCACCCCACCTGTCAACACTCATTTGAAAAAGCCCCGGCGAGATTTGTCCATCCGTCGATCCCGCCAGGGCAGTGTGCGCAGGGGGAGCGCAGATAGAAACCGTCTCACATTGGCGGCATGCATGCAAGCCTCAAAAAAATTTGCCGCCCTGCATATTTTTTATTGACCTGCCACGGCAAGCGCGGTATAAAGAGGGTGTCAACACGGAAGGAGACAAGCCATGACCAACACGAACGAGAAAATCCGCACCGTCAAGTTGTCTACAATTTATGGCAACAAAACATTTCGTCAGGGCTGGAACGATGCGGTCATTGGCGGGTGGACTGAAATCGTGAGCGAAGAAACCATTCGCTATGAGCTTGGACGCAAAACTGCCATCATCGCCAAGGCTTCCGGCTTTCCGATCACAAAATTCAAGACCGGCAAGGCCATTATCGAAGCGCTCGGCGTTCGCAACGCGCGTAATGTGTATAGCCAAGCCTGCAACGATGTTTAACGCATTCACCTAAGGGAACCACACACAATGACCCACCGCACTCCCGCTTTTTACCCAGACGCCCTAGACCGCCTGCAAGCTCGCAATCGCCACCGGCGCAACCATCGTCTTCTTCGGTGGGGTGCGGCTGGACTCGCCGCATTCTTGTTCGGGTTCGGCTTGACGCTGGCGATGTTCAGGTAGCCGCTCGATCAAATAACCATCAAATAAGAACCCCGCCCACATACAGTGAGCGGGGTTTTTGCCGTTCCCGATCTTGACCTTTCACTTCCCCTCGCCGGACTAGCGGCGGATCAAGCCGCTAGCATTGGGCAGGATTTACCCCATAGCGCCGCGCATGAAAGAAACGGGGACACAGCGCGTAGGGAGATCGAGCTTCGAGGCCGCGGCTTGACGGCCTTCCTGGCGCACCAGGTCAAAGGAGGCCCGCCGACTTATCCGAAAATCTTGCCCAGCACGCGCCCGGTCACCTTGCCGGCAGCCCGGCGACCAACACGCCTTGCGATTTTGTCTTTACGAACCGCGTTGGCGTCACCCAGCAATTTCGCTAGCAGATAAAGAAACCCGCGGAATTTGTTAATCGTCATCAGTCTGTTCCTCCGATCTTAGTGTCTACATAACCACCATCGTGCCACTCCTGTACCGCTAACACGGCAGCCGCAGTATAGATAATCGCGCCATGAAGCTCGGCAATCGCATCCTCGACATTGCCATTTTGAATCATTCGATGCGCCTCATCAATTTTTTTGTCTGCTTGACCCAGCGGGAAGCCGATGCCGCGGGCTCGCGTAATTGTCATTATCGGCTGATCCATGAAAGGCTTTCCGCCACCGTGACGCTCGACACCTTTGCCGGTTGCTGCTTGGTGATAGGCATCGTCCAAGACTTCGAGGAGGGGCTCGTAATCTGGCGCTGTTTTCTCAGCCTCATGTGCCATCGCGCCATCCTTTTTCATGGCTTCCGCCATAACATTACCAAAAGCGTTGAGACTCTTTCTCAATACTAATCCGGGCGGATCTTTCGAGTTGTCTTCATTTGGCGTTTCAACCGGCTTGTGTTTTCCTTCCACCCAGGCAATGGCATCTTCCAAGGTGCCGCTCATGCGCAAGGTAACACAGCCGGCATATTTCGTGCCCACCCATTCGTCGCCTGATCCTACTGCCAGCACCTCGCCGACACCCGCACGTCGATATTGCCCAGGTCGTTCGGTTGCGTTCCAGCCGGCGGGAAGCTGTTCGTGTTCTTCTGCCATGGTTTTGTCTCCGTCCAGAATGTTGTCGATGTAATCCATACCCTCTTGGGCGGTGGCGAAATGTCCGTGAGCTAGGGTTTCATAATCTTCATGGGCAATTGCAAACCACGTCGGATCGCCGACAGCCTGCCCGACCCAACCGCCCTCTCGACGCCACGCAAGATCCGCTCGGGGGTCAGGTTTTGAATATTCCCACTTCGCCATGGTCATTCTTCCTGTTTGAGCCAGCGGCACCGCGAGGGCAAACCCCTAATCACCACCAAAGCGAATGGTGCCGCTGACTGGTGGAGCATGCCAAATCGTGGGCACGGCGTCAAGCTTGCCGCCAGATGCGGGCAAAATTCTTATGTTATGGCGCAAATGCAGTCACTTAACCCGCCATTAAGCCAAAATCTAACACAAATTTGCTTCCGTAAGTTCATCGTTATGTCCTGCGTTACGTCAGGTCCACGCCGCTAACCCCCTCTATATATATATTTTTTTTAAAGATGATGATGATGATAGGGGCAAACATAACGCATCCACACAAACACACGCCCTATATATGCGCGCGCCCACACGCGCGCGCACACGCGCGCTCATTGAGACCGTCCGCGTATATAGAGGTTGTTATGTTATTCGTTACATCTTTGATTTTGTTGATAAATTTTTGGCGCTGAGATAACGCGCGTCAAAATCGTTAGAGATTTTGCCGGTTTTCATCTAAATCACAGTGGACACACTCCGGGCGAAACTGGCTAGTGAACCGTTGACAAGCACCCAAAACGTGCCCACACTCGCGCGACAATTAGGAGCACACCCATGGAATTAACCGACGCGCAGGCGCGCGCAATTGATGCTATTGTCTCGTGGTACAAGCAACCGAACGGTCGCGAGTTCTACCTTGCCGGCTATGCGGGCAGCGGAAAAACGACACTTGTTGATCACGTCATCAACAAACTGCGAAGTCGTGGCGCACAACGGATTGTGACAGGCGCCTATACCGGAAAAGCCGCGGCCGTGATGCGAGCTAAGGGCGCGATCAATCCAATGACGATCCATTCGATGATCTATAGCCCGGTCGAAAATGAGATTACCGGAGAAGTTACATTCGTGCTTGACCCGGAAGGCGCGGCTGCGCTCGCAGACCTAATCATCCTGGACGAATGCAGCATGATCGACACTGATATGGCAGATGATCTGCGATCATTCGGCCGACCAATCCTAGTGATTGGCGATCCGGGACAATTGCCGCCGGTGCGTGGACATGGGGCGTTTACCGGACGCGAACCGGACGTGTTCCTGAGTGAAATTCACAGGCAGGCCGCGGACAGCCCCATCATCCAATTGGCAACCATGGCACGCCGCGGCGTGCCTATCCGATGCGGAGAATATGGACCGGGCGTCCGCGTGGTGCCATACGACGCCGCGGCTGGCGAATATGTCTATGACGATGCTTCGCAGGTGATCTGTGGAATGAACCGCGTGCGCTGGACGCTGACGCAGAAGATGCGGGCGCGTCGCGGTATAGGTGGTCGCCACCCGTGGGTAGGCGAGCCCGTCATGTGTTGCCGTAACTCGCGAAAGTTGGGGATATGCAACGGACAGCAAGGCACGTTGAGCTGGTTTGATTTTGATGAAGACGATCCAACTATGGGCATCATTTCGGCGCGCATGGATGATGGAACGAAAATCATTGAGCAGCGATCTCACCATTACCTATTCGATCAGCATTTTTACGGCCCGATCAAGCGGCCGAAAATTTCAAAAAACGTACAGGAATTTGATTGGGGGTACGTGCTAACCTGCCACAAAGCGCAGGGCTCGCAGTGGCCGCGCGTGACGATCATAGACGATTCGGCTGCGTTTCGGGATGATCGGCACAAGTGGCTCTATACCGCGATCACGCGCGCCGAAGCTGAATTAACGATCATAAGCCGGAACCCAGCATGACAGACCAACGCGCGGCCTTCATTGACCACATGCGTGCACACGGTATTGGCCCTGCCGATCCGGCGGAGATAATCGCAGATGACAAGCGCAGGCGATACCGGATCGAGGGCGACAAGCCGAAAAAGCGAAACGGAACCTACCAACTCAAAATCGACGGCGACGGGTTTGCGGTCGGCTGGTGCCAGTCATTCAAAGAAGGCGAAACACGACCATGGCATAGCCGCGTCGGCAAGAAATTATCCGATGAAGAAAAAGCCGAGTTTAAACGACGCGCCGCAGAAGCAAAGGCCGCACGCGAAGCCGAGGAAAAACGTCAACAGGAACACGCTGCCAAGATCGCCGCTCGCCGCTGGGATGCCGCCAACAAGTCAGGCTCGACGCCCTACCTGGACCGCAAACAAATCGATCTACATGGCGCACGGATAAGCGGCCAAGCGATCTTGGTGCCACTGCGGGTTGGCGGCGATCTGCTGAACCTGCAAACGATCCACCCAGACGGGGAAAAGCGGTTCATCTACGGCGGCCGGAAGAAGGGCGCGTATTTCAGCATAGCCAAGCGTGGCGACGATATGCGGCGCATCGTGATCTGTGAGGGGTATGCAACCGGATGTTCGATCCGCGTTGCGCTCGCTTGCCCCGTGATCGTGGCGTTCGATGCCGGTAATTTAAAGCCAGTTGCGCAGGCTATTCGCAAAAAATACCGGGATGCTGAAATCGTCATCGCTGCCGATAACGATCAATGGTCTCAAAAACAAGACGGCACGCCCTGGAACCCTGGCATAGAGAAAGCCCGTCAAGCCGCGGTCGCAGTCGGAGGCGCTAGGGTGATAGCGCCACGCGTGCCGGAAGATGACCCCGCCCAGCGCACCGACTGGAACGACATTGCCACCACAGACGGCCTGGGAACGATTGTGGAGGCGTTCTCTCCTGCCGGGTACGATGACGCCCCGCCACCAGAGATGCCCCCTGAGGATTTCGGAGCGCCGATATATGGGGCGGGCCCCGATCCATTGGAGGAAATCCGGCCGTTGGGGCATAATCGCGGGTCATATTATTTCTTTCCGCGCACAGCGGGGCAGATCGTCTCGTTGTCGGCGACCGGCATGGGTCGCATCCAGAATTTATACATGTTGGCACCGCGACGGTTTTGGAAAACACACTATGGCGATAGCGATACCAGCGACACTAAGATTTGCGCGTTCGCGAGTGCCCACTTGATGCAGGCATGTCATGACCGCGGAATATTTGAAGCCGAAAACACACGAGGCGTTGGCGTTTGGATTGACCGAGGGCGGGTTGTGGTCAATACCGGCGATGCGGTGATCTGCGAAGGCGAAAGATGGCTGCCGGCCGAATTCAATGGCGAGCACGTCTATGAAAGCGGCCCCAAGGTTATCAACATGGATGCGCCGCCGCTACTCAACAAAGAGGCCGCTGGGCTCCGCAAGGTTTGTCACATGCTGCTGTGGAAACGTGGCATATATGCTGACCTGCTGGCTGGATGGCTTGTGGTAGCCTCAGTAGGTTCGGCGCTCGATTGGCGACCTCATATCTGGATCACGGGGCAGAGCGGCGCTGGCAAGACCACGGTGCTGGATCACATCATCAAACCTGTTCTTGGTTCTGCTGCTGTTCGGAGAGACGGCGGCACAACGGAATCAGGAGTTCGCAAGGCGCTGGGCGTCTCCGGTCGGCCGTTCATTTTGGATGAAGCGGAGAGCGAAAAGGCAACCGACCGCGCACAGATGGAAAAGATTATCGGCTTTGTTAGGAAGGCATCATCCGGCGGCGTGATCGAGAACTTCAATTCATCATTTCAGGCGAGATCGTGTTTCTGCTTTTCGGCAATCAATCCCAGGGTGGAAGAAAGCGCCGACAAGAGCCGGATCACTCAACTGGAAATGATGGTGGACAAATCAGAAGATCGCGAGGTTAGGTTCAACAATCTTCTGGCGACAATTCATGAAGCAATACCGCCTGAATTTTCAAAACGTTTATTGGCCCGCACCGTCGAAAACATGCAGACGCTGTTACAGAATTGCCGCACGTTCTCGTTGGCAGCGTCCGCGGTTATGGGAAACAAGCGAACCGGCGACCAGTTCGGGCCAATGTTAGCGGGGGCATATCTGCTGACCAGCACAAAACGCGGTGATTATGAGTTTGCCTGCAAGTGGATGGCGGAACAGGATTGGCACTGGGGGATAACTGGCGAGGATGAAGCCGACTGTGAACGATTGGTGCAAAAGATCGCCACGTATCGGATTGGGTATGACGTCGAAGGCATTCGGCGCGAAAGCACGATTGGAGATCTGATTACATACGCGGCAGCGAATTACGGCGATCATCAAGATGCTGCCATCAAAGGCTTGAAGCCCTATGGAATCAAAGTGCTAGATGGTCGAATTTATATAGCCAACCAATCGCCGCAATTGCGCAAGGTGTTGGCGGATACGCCGTGGGTGCCGTGGAACCGGACGCTCGGAGATTATCCAGGCGCGGACAACGCAGGTGGCAAGGCGATCTATTTCGCGCCAGGGCTTGTGTCGAGAGCAACATCTATCCCGCTTGAGGCGGTGTTGCGAGAACACGAAAACGAGCCACCGGAAGCGGACGAACCGGGCCAAGGGGATATTTCATGGTAACGCTTTATGAGGATCAAACAGCGTTAATAGACGATGTTCGCGCAAGAATGCGTCGCCATAAATCTGTTTTGGTGCAGGCCGCAACAGGATTTGGCAAGACAGTGGTAACGGCCTCTATGGTCCAGGCCAGCCAGGCTAAAGGCACGCGGTCGATGATGGTGGTGCCGCGGCGGGAACTGCTGCGTCAGACCGCGGAGACATTCAAGGCGTTTGGCATACCGCATGGGTATGTGTCGGCAGGATATGAATACAACCCGTTTGCTAAAACCATGCTGGCCACAAGCGGAACGCTCGCCCGAAGGCTCGACAAGGTACCGCCGCCAAATGTCTGTTTTGTTGACGAAACGCATTATGGCGGCGGCGATCTGGACCGTATCATCGGATCAATGAAAGCGGCGGGCACATGGGTTATTGGGCTTTCTGCCACTCCGTCGCGTCTGGATGGTAAAGGATTGGGCGTTTGGTATGATGATATGGCAGAAGGTCCGCCGATTGGCGACTTGATCCGAGACGGTCGATTGAGCCGATACCGCATGTTTGCGCCTGATACACCGGACATGACCGGCGTCAAAACGGCGGCGGGCGATTACGCCAAGGGAGCGTTAGCCGACAAGATGGAACAAGATCGCGTGCTTGTCGGCAACGCGGTCGCACACTATCGCAAGCATGCGCTCGGCCGACTGAACGTCGCCTATTGCGCGTCGATCAAACATGCGGAGATTGTCGCGGCAAGTTTTCAGGATCAAGGCATTCCGGCCGCTTGCATTCACGGAAAGATGGATGATGCCGAACGGTCACACATCATCCGGGCCTTCGCGCGGCGGGAATTGCTGGTTCTAACCAGCGTAGATTTGTTGACGTTCGGGTTTGATCTCGCGTCGGCTGCGCAGATGGACGTCACGGTCGAGTGTATGAGCGACTTGGGACCGACGAAATCTCTGGCCAAACAGATGCAAAAATGGGGCAGGACTTTGCGGATCAAGCCCGACCCAGCGCTAATATTCGACCACGCTGGTAACGCGGCCAGGCACGGACTGCCGGACGATCAACGGGAATGGAGCCTGGAAGGAAACGAAAAGCGTGACGGTGGCAACGAGCCGTCGGCGCCAGTGCGACAATGCCCTGAGTGTTTCTTTTGTCACAGACCGACGCCCGAGTGTCCGGCTTGCGGGTTTGAATATCCGATACAGAGCCGGGAGATTGACGAAGTGGACGGGGAATTGTCCGAAATTACGGGCGAGCGGCGGGATTCGTTCAAGCAGCAACGGGATATGTCGCGCGACTTGGATAGTCTGATTGCGTTAGGCCGAAACCGCGGCATGAAACATCCGGAACGATGGGCTGCGCATGTGATGTCGGCCAGGATGGCAAAACAAAGGCGGGCCGCATCATGAGCAAATCAAGCGATTTGGTGAACGCGTGCCTTTTGGCGCTATCCAAGGCAGGATGTACCGTGTTCCGGCAAAACACCGGGCAAGGATGGGTCGGCAAGATCGTGCGCGATGAAGTACGCGGCGGTGATCGCTACATCACAATTAAAAACCCGCGGCCATTATATGCCGGGCTCACCAAAGGCTCGTCAGACATTGTGGGATGGACGCCGGAAGGGCTGTTCCTGGCGCCGGAAGTCAAGTCAGGTGTCGGCCGCGCGTCAGCGGATCAGGCGCGGTTTCTAGACGCCGTCAATCGCGCCGGCGGCCGCGCTGGGGTTGCCCGTTCTCCGGAGGATGCGGTTGCGATTGCGACTGGGCAGCCGCCACCGCAGCGGCGCGAATGAACGTAGAGACGCTAGAGTATCCGCTGTTTCGCGCGGCGGTTTCCAAGATCTCGCGATCTTCGTCGTTGACGCGGATATTAAACCATTTCTGTCTTGCCATCGTGACCACGTTTCGTTAAAGTGTGGGCACATTCTAGCAGACGGAAGGGAGAATGCAACCATGCTAACGACCATGAAATCGGCTTGGTTTTCGCTGATCGTTTGGATTAATGGCGCAGATCATTTGCCGCCGCCTTACACAAATCGCTTTGGAACTAAGCCCGGATCGCATTACAGACGGTGTCTCGGCCTAACAAAAACAGGCGATCAATGCCGACGCGGCGCCAGTCACGATAGCCGCTTCTGCCAATCCCACAAGAAAGCATGAACCATGTCACGCGAGATCATAAAGATCGAGACCGAACAACAATGGCTGGACCTGAGGCGGCAAGACATCACCAGCACAAAATCGCCTGCATTATTCGGGCTGTCGCCATACACCACAAAATTTGAGCTATACCACGAACAGGTGAACGGCATTGAAATCCCGTTCCAGTCGAACGAGCGGATTGAAAAAGGCTCGCGCATGGAGCAATACGCGGCCCAGGAAGTTGCCATGCGTGAGGGCTGGACAGTTCAACCCTTCACCGACTATATCCGCATTCTGGGCGAGCGCATGGCGTCGAGCTTTGACTATATTGCCACCAAACCAGACGGCAGCCGTGGCATATTGGAAATCAAGGCCGTTGATTTTTTCAGGCACCGCCAAACCTGGGTGGAAGGCGAGGCTCCGGAGCACATTGAAATACAGGTTCAACATCAGCTTGAATGCGCCGATGAATTCGAGTGGGCTGCGATAGCAGCGTTCACCGGGATTTATGATTATACCCTGTATTACCGCGAACGCGAGCGCGATGTCGGACGGGCAATCCGCAATGCCGTCAAACGGTTCTGGGCAGATGTTGAGGCCCGGAATGAACCTGATCCAGACTTTGCACGTGATGATGCGGTGATCGCCAAACTTTTCAACGATCCCGGTAAGGAACCTGTAGATCTATCTGACGATCCAGAGTTTGAGGCGCTGCTAGCCAAGTTTGATGTCGCCAAGACGCAGGCCAAAGAATTTGAAAAGCAAGCCGCGGCGGCAAAGGCTGAAATTCACTACCGCATCGAAAATGCACCGAAGGCGTTTACGAACCGATACCGCGTCACGGCCGGCTGGACGAAAGACACACCGGATCGTGTGGCGGAACCCGGAGAGGTCATCAAAGGGTGCAAAGGCTATCGCCAGTGCCTCGTTAAAGCCATCACTTAACCAAACGGAGTAACGTGTTAATGACACAGAACAATTCCCTTCCGGCGCTAATTTCAAAAATGGAGCCGGAGTTCAAGAAGACCTTGGGCAACATGGTGCCATCTGAGCGGTTCACGCGGATCGCGGTAACGGCGGTCAAGTCAAACCCGGACATTGCCCAGCTTGAGCGCACGTCGCTTATGGCATCCATCATGAAGGCCGCCCAGGACGGCCTTGTTATCGATGGCAAGGAAGCGGCCATCGTCCCATTCAAGGGCAAAGCGACCTACATCCCGATGGTCGCAGGCATGGTGAAGAAAATTCGCCAGCACACTGATTTTGCCAACATTTCGCATGGCATCATCTATCAGAGCGAATACGACGCCGGCCTGTTTGAATATGTCAAGGGCGACAACGAATACCTTACGCACAAGCCGATGCTATTCGGTGATCGAGGCAATCCTATTGGTGCCTATGCCATCGTAACAACCAAGGACGGCCAAAAGTTCCGTGCCGTTTTGACCAAGGATGAAATTGAAAAGCGCATGAAAGCCGGCCGCGCTTCGAATAACGGGCCATGGCAGACCTGGACGGAAGAAATGTGGATCAAGACCGCGATCCGCGCCGTCTACAAGATCGCGCCAAACAGTGGCGACGGGGGCGGCGTTTTGGATCATGTGTTCGGTCGAGACGATGAAGAACCGTCCGATGTCCAGGAAACGCCGGCAGCGGAACCGGGGGAGGAGGCCAAGCCGAAGCGCACGCGAGCGGCGTCTAAGGTGATTGAGGCAGAGGCGGAATATAGTTCAGCCGCCGAAGCAGACGCGCCGCCGCCAGAGTCCGAACACGACGCCGATGGCGTGGTAGATACTGGCGAATCGCCGCCGCCGGATGATGATAACTTGCCGCTGTAACAAACCGGGAGGCCCTACGGCCTCCCTTTTTTCTGCACGATCCGTTTAATTTCCGCTTCCTGCGGCGCCATGCGCTCCAGCCTGCTAGCCAGCTTCTCAAACGCCTCCACCTCCCCCGCCGTCAGCCGCAACCACGTCTCCGCGCCGGGCTCATAGTCCCGGCCCCATGTGCGTTCGCACATAAGGCGGATGAATTGCGCCTGTTCTGCGAGCGTGTAGGTGCGGGTGGTCATAATGAACATGCCCGACACGCGCCCTTCATAGACCGGCGCTCGCCTTGGAACATATCAATTTGTTGTACGGTCCCGGAAGGGACGTGCCCGGCCTCGAATTTCTTGCGCAACTCTTTCAGGGAAGCCGGCCAGGTGTCTCGTTGAGGGCTGCGGAACGTATAAACCACGCCGCGTTCAGCGGTGACGGCCTGTTCATCACCTTCCGCTTCCGCATAGACTTCCGGAAACAACTTCCAGAGACGCCACCACTCCCCGAGCGTTTGATGATAGCACCTGGCGCAATCAGTTCTAGCCGGGATCGTTACTCCGCGATCATCCAGATATGCCCAAACGTCTGCTTCGGTCCATCCCATTTCTTTGAGCGGGAAGCGCATCTCAATGCCTGAAGCATCAGGAAATGTCATGCCAGAGCGTGAGTCTTCATCGGCGCGCAGGCCGATATAAGATACCGCCGGGGCCTGCTCGCCAAGCCATCGATAGAACGGCTCTAGTTTTAACTGCCGAGTACACCATCGCGCCCGATGGTTTGGCAGCATCGCATAATGCTTGATTAGCCCACGCAAACTATGACCCGACGTGACCGGCAGCAATGGCTTGCCCAGCATTTCACCTAGCTTCAGCCAGTGTTCTACCAAGTCTGGCAGTTCATCGCCGGTCGGGGTGCATACGAACTGATATTCACGTGGCTCATTCTCCGCCAGCCATAGAGCTAAGGCAGTGCTGTCTTTCCCGCCAGATAGTCCAACTACATGTGCGGTCATGGCATCTTGTCCAATTCCTCAATAAGCAAATCCATGCAGGCTATGATTGCCGCTCTCGTTTTATGCTGCGATCTTCCACTGAGACAGGCGGGGACAAGGACCTCCAATCCAGTCCCGTGCGTCACCTTCCATGCTACCGACCCCGAACGCCGACGGTTTGCCCGCCGGGTTGAGGCTGGATTATTTTAATCGTGTAGGGCTGATCAGTCATCACTTCATCCCCATCTTCAAAAGCCGGTGTCGCACGCCTTCATGGCTCATGCCATATTTCGCCGCGATTTCTCGCAACGTTGCGCCTTCGCGCCTCATGTGTGAGATGCAAGTGTCCCGCCATGTGTTGATGACGTGTTTGGGAAGTGGACTGTTCTGTCTCTTTCAGGTTGCGGTGCATTAAAGGTCAAACTCCGGTTCGTCGCCGGCAACATGAAGGCCGGCCGTCTCCATGTTCTTGGCCGCCTGTCGGAAATACGATGGCTTCAATTCGACGCCAACACCTTTTCGTCCTAGGCACACGGACGAATATACCTCGGACCCAACGCCCATGAACGGCGTAAACACCACCTCGCCCCGATTGGATCGCAGCTGCACGCACCGATCAATCACATCCAGTTGCAAAGGATGCACGTGCTTTTCGTCCTCTGGGTCGCGACCTTCTCGGTATGGCAACACGCGTTTCATACGGATGTCATCCCACACGCTGGACGCGTAGTGTCTCCATATCCAGTGGCTGTATCGATTTTCGATTTGCTTCCCGGTCCAGTTTTTGTATTTCAGGATGTCGCCCGGCACCGGCTCCTCGCCAGCGTAGAAATCAAAGCCGGTCGGGTTTTCGATTGGCACAGGGTTCTCGCCACGATTGCGAAAGATCAGTAGATAATCAGCGCTGGCGACGCCGGCATATGCGGCATCCTGAACGACCGTTTGATGCGCCAGATTTTTAATCATCGTGCGGTTGCGAACCCAAAGAGGCTCTTTCCAAATCGTATGCCGAGCGATGTACTGCCACCCCTCTTCGGAATGCATCTTGATGATGTCGCCGGGAAAATCAACCAGGCCATCCTTGCCGCTGTTGCCAGTTGGAATATCGGTGCAATGCACGGCCGTGATCCGCCCCGGCATCGTGATACGGCTCAATTCCTTCACACAAAAGCGATAGTGTCGGAAAAATTCGTCATAGTCGGCGCTATTCGACATGTCTCTTTCGTCGCTGCTGTAGTGATACAGACCCCCGAACGGCGGCGAATATATGGAAAGATGCACCTTATCCGCCGGCATTTCTGCCATGACCTCAATGCAGTCGCCGTTGTAAATCGCGTACTTGTCTGTGATAACCTGGTCTTTTACAGCCATGACGGCATATCTTCCTTCTGTGTGTAATGGTTCACCCGGTCGATGGCGGTTGCGTTCGTCATCTCCCGAACAAGGTTCTCGAACATGATGTCAGCCTTGCCGGCTTTGTTTTGCAGGTTCTCCAAAACCTTAAGCTGACCTTCGGTGTAGATCAGATCCACCGTGACATCGTTCTGCTGTCCAAACCGCCAGAAGCGGCGGATAGCCTGATAGTATTGCTCATATGAATGGGACGAGAAAGCGACTGCATGATTGCAATGTTGCCAATTCAAGCCCCAGGCGCCGATACGTTGCTTGGTAATTATGCCGCGCGCATCACCCCGGCTAAATGCTTCAAACTTGGCTTCTTTGTTGTCGTCGTTATCCTTGCCGCTCACCTGGACGGCATCGGGTAATAGCTTTTCCAGCATGTCGCCTTCGTCGTTCATGTGGCACCAAATGGCAAATGCCCTTCCATGATCGACCAATGACGCAGCCCTTTCGCAACGCTCATTGATGGTGCGCTTAACCTCCGCCCTTTGCTCCGGCAAGGTTGCTGCCGGCAGGTCAAATAGCATTCCATCCGCCGGCCGCGACGCATCCACCTTGTGTAGATTTTCAATCAGCTTAGGAAGATAGAACGCGCCGTCATCGAACCCGATGTCGGATGGTTTGCGGCAGGCCCTCGCCCATGATGTCACCCAACGCCAGAAGGGCAATTCTGCATGCCCCTTGAACCGCCATTTAGGCGCCTCACCGTAAAGGCGACGGGTGGAAGAATTGTTCTGATCGTTTTTGAAAAACCGATTGAGCATGTCCATGAAGCCCATATAGCCAAGTGCTTCGCTGGACGTTCCCAACTCGATGTAATCGTTAGGCGCCGCCGTGGCGGTGGCAAGCAAGCGGTATTCCGTCTTGCGCATAAAGTCGGTAATTTCCTGCTTTCGCTTGCCGTCAAACGATTTCAGGATGCTGCTTTCATCGCAGACCACGCCGGAAAAATCGTGCGGGTTGAACAGGTGCAACTTTTCGTAATTGGTTACGGTGATGCGGCCTTGTGGCTGTCCGTCGCGTGACCGGGCGCATTCGATCCCGAATTTTTCTCCTTCTCGCACCATCTGCTGAGACACTGCGAGTGGCGTCAGTATCAGCACGGGCTTGTCGGTATGCCGAGCCACGTTCTCTGCCCACACCAGCTCTTGCAGTGTTTTTCCGAGGCCGCAGTCGGCAAAAATCGCGCCGCGGCCTTTCTCAATCGCCCAGGCTGTCAGGTATTCCTGAAAGTCAAACAGGCATGATGGCATGAAGTTGGGTTCAAAGCCCTTGTTCGCGCCGGATTGCGTGCGGGCTTCAAGAAAGGCTTGATAGCCTCCCCTTGCCTCACCGTCATCATTCTGATATTGATCATTCATTGGCACGTGTCTCCTTCTTGTTGGTGCCATAGGGCGGGGTTGATCGTTGGTCCGATCCCCCGCCCGCTTTTTATTGCACATGCCGCGCTAGAGTGCAAGCATCGTTCATTGTATTTTGCTCACACGAAGCCTAGTCATATTTGCGCCTCGCTGGGATATAGCCCTTGCAAAGCCAAGCACCTGTTGACAGCTGAAATGGTTCAAACTCCGAATACCACTGATATGGGCGATAATCCGGCCTTGTCCTGCTATCCGCATGCCGATAGCAGGATCGTCGCAACGGACAGGTTTTGTGTGTACACATCGCGATGTCAGGCATTTCTAACCTCCGCCACTGGCACGCCTGCCATTTTGGCACGACTGACCATATCTTTGGTGCCTCTGCCGCCAGGGAAGGCGATCACAATGTCAGGCTTGCCTTCATCCAGCATACGTTGATTGCGGGTTGGTCCGGCGGCGCGGCCATGTTTTTTCCAATCAGCCCGATACTCGACAACTGTAGCATGCTCTGATTCACCCCATTCCTTCGCGCCTTCATCGGCTCCGCGCGCGCCGCCATGGATCAACGCCACGACCTTAACTTGGTTGAAGCCCAACACTTCCGACACATAGTCTTCCACGTTTGCTTCAAGCCAATTCCATGCGGCGAACTTGTCGTAGTCACGTCCGCCGCAGACCAACAGGCGGATCGGTTTGGTGTCAGGCATCTGCAATCCCTCTTGCGATCAACTACGCTAAAATTTTTAGCACTAGATATGCGACCAGCAGCAGCATAAGAATAACAGGCAGCACGCCAGTGATCAGGAATTCATAAAAATTCATCCTGCTATTCCTTTCGCGATCAAAGCCGACATTACGTCAGGCCCAAACTGCCATATCAACAGGCCGGCAACGATTACCGTCACGATGGCGGTGATGATGGTGGTTCGGGTCATGGTTTGGGGCCTAGTTTGTTGAGGGCGTCGCGGGCATGTTTCATCAAAATGTCGCGACCAGTGCGCACGTTGTCCCAATCGTACATTTCCCCCATCCGTATGAAATCTTGCAAAACCTCCACTGCCCCCCGTCCGCTTCCAGCATGTTGGCGATCTTGATGCAGTTTTCTGCATTGTAGACGTTAGACCAATGTACAGCATCCTCACCTCCCGTAGGACGGTTTTGGAAGTATCGAGCAGCTTCGCGCATGAATTTTACAGCGTCTTTCCGCGTCATACCTTTTCCTCCGCGTTCTCAACCAGCGCCACCGCCCGATGCTCCGCACACCACGCCTCGCCACCGGTCTCAGCCCCACAATATCGTAAAGGCCAGATGCTGGCAGGCCAAACACATCGGCGGGGCTTTGCAGTATCCGCGGTAATATCCGCTAGATCATCATCATGGCTTCCTTCACACGCAGGAAGCGGCTTTTGGCTGTTCTTTTTTCCCAGCCCCAACATATGCGCACGGCTAATCACGCTGTTTTTGTTGAAAACATCCGTATTTTCCGCCCCGTTAAGTTGTTTGGCGATATCCTCACTTACCGTTGGTGTATGCCATAGCTCGCATAGCAGCTTAACCGCGGTGTCTGTCCATCGGCCATCGGCATGGCGTCCGGATCGCTGGTGCGCGCTCGGCGGAAACCGTTTGGCAGTATGGACAAAGCCGAGTTTGCGGGCTTTTCTTTCGATTGCTTTATAGGATCGGCCAAGATGGTCTGAAATCCGTGTAAGCGGCACGCCGTCTGCATATCCTTTTTTCAAATATTCGATTTCATCGTCGCGCCATATTAGACCGCTAGTTTTTTGCATGGTTATTCTCCACTTGCCGCGTATGTCAAAAAACCCACGCCTACAGCTATCAAGCTATAACCCACAACAACAGGGTTATTGGGTTCATGCCCAATAACAAAAGATATGCCAGTTATAATGATGGATATGGACATGATAACCTTTATGATAGTCATCATCATTATCCTCCTTCCAGGGCGTCGCGGGCTTTATAGGTGTCTGGTGTTGTGTACGGGTCATCTTCAATTTGGGCGAAAATATCAGCCAATACTGCCCGCAACCGCAGCACCTCCGCTTCCAGGTCTGGCACACGAGCCCGGTCAGCGATCATGACTTTGATTTCGTCTTCGGTCATTGCGAGTGTCCCTTCAAAGCGTACCAAGCAATTTTCCCCATCCTTTGCACCGTCCCGTTTGGCGCCTGTGTATTGCCTTGATCTATGATGGAATGTAGCGCCGTCTCTAATTCCCCGATACGGTCGGCAGCAGCCGCGATATCATCTAGAACTGGATGTTCCGTTCGCAGATAAACAGGTTGCGTTGAGGGTCGTATCCAACGCCTCAGTCGCTCCGTGATATCGTCTTCAATCATCATCCCGCCCTCCATTTCGCTTCAAGCACATCTATGCGAACAATATCCAACGCTTGCGCACGCGTGCCATCCTCAAGATCGACATGAAAGCCGTCATCAAATTTGCGGATCGCCAGCAAATGCGCATCCGGCCCGTTTCGATCCGGTCCACAACTTGCATTACGAGATGCGCTACATGCGCCGATGGTCCACCACCAGCCGGGCAGGTCGCGTTCAAACCGCCTTATTGCCGACGATAGCTGGCGCACGCGGTAGGATTGTTGCCAGTCGGTCATGATTGCGGCTCCATTTCATTGACATGAAAGATGCCCAACTTTCCGCGCATCGGTCGAAATGGTAGCGGCTTCGCGCTTCGGAACACAAAGCCATATGGCCCAAAAAACCACGGGCTACCATATGCGTTCACACAGTCGATCATTTCGACCGATCCGACGATGCCTCCATATTCAAGATCGCCTTTGAATGGAAGGAAAAGGTCAAGACGTGCGGCCAGATTGTAGGCGTCTTCGTATTCGTAGTTCGTCATGCCCTTGCCGGCATGGATCAGCAGCGGCCCGCGATAGGAGCTATGCCATGATCGGTTTTCAACAAGTTTATATCCGTTGACGATTAGCCATGCCCATGGCTGTCGGATTGATAGCGCCTTCATCACTCATTCCCTTCTCTCTTAGCGGCCGCCCGCCGCACGTCTCTACGCGACGGCAGGCCGAGGTTGATCGCTCGCAGATAAACACTGGCGACGGAAAAGCTGCGATTGCCGCCCCAAAAGCTATCCATGTTGCGAGCAATATCTCGCAATCGTAAATTTGGGTTTGTCCACAAAGATCGCAGCGCTCCATCCTCATCCTCCGACCAACTCTTTGCTCCACGCCTGGAGAGCCCAAGTCGCCGAGCTTTTGTGCTGACACTGCTAGGCAGGATCGTGCGTCCAAACTCATCCCGCATGATCCGCGAGATTTCAGTCACTTTGACGCCATCGCGCCAAAGCGTCTTGAAACGCTCGATCTCGGCATCGTTCCAAATGTACGACATAAGCACTCCTTTTATGATCCGGACACCATAGCACCCCATACAGATACGCGCAATCAATAAATTTTGTTGACCGCTTCAAAAAGCGCGGATAAGGTGTGTGTATCGAAACAGAAGGAGACAGACCATGGCCCCCAAGCCCCTAAGCCTTGACACCATCGCGCAAGTCTACGACGAAATGGGTGGGTGGAACACCACCGACGAATTTCGGGCAGCCTGGCACCTGCACCACGACGGCCAACTATACCTGCGAGATGACCTATTGTTCTGCCGGTCGTGCGGCGTTTCCAGTCTGGATGCCGACATTCGCCAGACAGTCGAGCATTGGCAGTGCGAAGAATGCCGGTTTGAGGCCGAAAACGAGGTCGAAGCTGAAGACCGGCACCGCGCTTATATCGGCGGTTTAATCAAGGCGAGGCAATTGTGATCGCCATCCGTCACAAACAAGGAATGCACTAATGACTGACAATAAAATCACAGCCTACAAAGGTTTTAATCGCGATTGGACCTGCCGCGACTTTCAGTACGAAATCGGCGGCACCTATGAGCACGACGGCCCGGTGGTGCGCTGCGCCGAGGGCGGATTCCACGCCTGCGAGCATCCGCTCGACGTTTGGACGTATTACCCGCCGGCAACGTCCGTGTTTGCCGAGGTGGAGGCTGGCGGGCAGATCGCGCGAGAGCCAAATGACGACACCAAGATCGCCGCTGCCACGATCACCATCCAAGCCGAAATCTCGCTCGGCGAAATGGCCCGACGCGCTGTTACTTGGGTCGCCGATATGACGAGGGCCCAGGGCAATGGTCAGTATGCCACCGGGGCCGGGGGCCACGCCTCCGCCACCGGGGACAAAGGCCACGCCTCCGCCGCCGGGGACTGGGGCCACGCCTCCGCCGCCGGGGACGACGGCCACGCCGCCGCCGCCGGCGCCAAAGGCCACGCC